CCGATCTACAAAATAGCATATAGCTTAATAATGTACGTCTGTAAGCACACCCCGGAATGGTCATATTATTTAGAATTGCACATTAGGAAGTACAACAAAGAGAATCCTGTAAGTAAAGAATTAAAGAACGCCACTGAATTATGTTTTAATGAGATGACAAAGGGAAAATGGAAGAAATAAAGGGATTATCCGGTAAACATCCAGGAGGAAGACCTCCGAAATTCAATACACCTGAGGAGCTTGAAATCTTAATTGAAGAGTATTTTGCTTCATGTAAACCGGAATATGTCAAAGACGATAATGGGAATGTAATGACAACAACAAAGGGAGTTCCTTTAATAAAACATAATCCATATACTATTACAGGTCTTGCCTTGGCTTTGGGATTTAATTCACGTGGTACAATATATGAATATGAAAAGAAAAATGACCAGTTTTCGGACATAATAAAAAACGCAAGGTTAAAATGTGAGAATTATGTGGAAAAGGGGACTTTATCAGGGGACATCCCTCCGGCGCCTGGTATTTTTGTATTAAAGAATTATGGATGGCAAGATAATCAGGGCATTGATTTAATAAATTTCTCAGTAGATTCTAATGATCCAGCAATAGCGACTGTTTTACAAAAACATGGCATTCAAACAAAAGATTGATTATGTTTCCGCGCTCGATGAATGGTTATCAGAACCGCACAAATTCGGACACCTATTAGGATACAATAAACTTACCCCTACCCACGGTAAATGGATAAAGATATTCCTTCAGCATAAGCGATTCGATGTCTTACAAGCGCATAGAAATAGCTACAAAACCACATGCGGCATAGTTGCAATGGTTTTATTATTTATGTGCAACCCGAATATGCGTCTTTTAATAGTTCGTAAAAATATGACGCTATCCTCGGCAGTTCTTGGCTCAATTCAAAAGCATATACTTACAAATGATGTTGTACGTTTATATGTGTATTCCCGGTGGGGTATTACCGATGTCAAGACACGAGACTGGTCATCAGAGAAAACAACATTTAAGTTTAAAAAGACAGTAACGCCGGAATCCTCAATTACTGCTGCCGGAATAGGCACATCGATTGTCGGCTCCCATTTTGATTATATCTGGATGGATGACATTGAAACCATTGAAGACAGGTATAGTCCGGCTGAAAGAACATGGACTTTAGCATATTTCAATGAGACTGAAAACCTGATTGAGCCTTTAGGATGTAGGAGATTATCCGGCACACCGTGGCACGAAGAAGGCGTATTCTCCAAAATAAAAGAAGACTGTTTTATTGACCGGAAATATCCAATAGGCACAGTTGACCTTCCAGAAAAAGAATTACAAGAAATATACGCAAGAAAAGAAAGATTGCCTTATGCAGAATGGTGTTGTAACTATGAATTGCGGCATGTACTCGATCAGGATACAATCGGGGCGTTTCAATCTGTTTCTGCGTGGAATTGTCAATACAGCGTTGCATTTATAGATCCATCTTTTTCAGATAGAACTGACACGGATTTTACATGTGTGGCCTTAGTTGGCGTTGATAAAGATTTACTTGTATTTACAGGAATGATATTGCAGAAGTCAATTGCCGATCAGGGAGTCAGAAGAAATGTTCTTGACTTTCTTGATAAATATCATCCGATAGAATCTATAATTGAGGCTCAACTTCAGCCGTCGTCAAATGTATTCTTTTTAGATTTGATGAAGACAGAAGAACTGAGATATTCAATTAAGAATTTATGGAGTATAAAGCATCAAAGCCGAAACAAGCACGAGAGAATCAGCACGATTATAATAGGCAATAAACCGAAAATGAGAATACTGGAAGGAACACAACAGGAATTTTCTTTACAGGTATCCAGGTATTATAAAAACACTGAACACGACGACGCGCCGGACGCCGTAGCCGGAGCGATTGAGGCGTTAGGGACATCGGAGATTGTCGCGGAATATTCAAGAGCATTAAATATTTTAACATGGAGAAAATGAATGGAAGTTTTGCTCGGCGCTTTACCCGGTAACTACGAATCCGGTGAATCATTTTCCGAAGTGTTATCCTGGAATCACCAGGGTACAGAAACAATCCCTCCGCGGCCTGTATTGAGAATTGCAGCCGAAAAGACAATTGAGAAATTAAGCAGATCAGAAGGTTTACGAAAAAGCATAGTTGAGACATTCTTTCATAATCTTCTTAGGAATCCCGGAGACGCGAAACAACTTGAAAGGGAATTTTTACGGAAGATCGGTTCGCAGTCAATCGCAGAGGCAAAGCGAATAATTGATAATGTTACAGATTTACAAGAGAACGCTCCGGCCACAGTGGCAAAGAAAGGATTTAACCAGCCATTATATGAAACAGGAGAGCTTGAAAAACATATCGGATTTGAGGTGACAGAATAAGAATGAAAATTAAAGATGTAATAAATGAAATAAGAATAAATATATGTATTAGACTTTTAGGATATATTCAAAAATAGCACCATTCAATAAGGATGGATATTTAATACAAAAGCATATTTTAAATTATTTAAACGAAGCCTTAGAAATCGAGGTAAAGAAATGAATCCATATAAAGGACTCCAATTATTAGTCAATACTGCCGAGAAGCTTTACACACTCCCGCCGAATGAAATCACAAAAAACGGTAAATTGATCGATGAAATGCGTAATGCCATATCGGCACAGAATATCGACGGTATTATAAACGCTCTGCGTAATTCCGTTACTGATTGGGTTGACCGCAAAACGGTAGATTTAGGAAACAACAAAGCACTATTACAAGCCTACGCACAAAGAGAACATGCGCGAGCTAAGGAAATTGCAGAGAAGGCAAATCCGAGGCAGTATATAACCGAAATAATAAATACAGATGATAAGCTCGAAGATAAACAAATCGAATGTAAAGGGGAAGCGCAGGAAAAGTTTGTCTCTGCGTTTAACTCAATTTATGCAAATGGCGCAATAAAGATAAATACTTCTGATGACCCTACATTGCTTATGAGTTACATCGATTATTCTCCGTACCGGGTAAATTACACAGAATACCTATCAGTCCCGACATTATCGGAAATGGTTGACCGTCCTATCCAGATGGCAATGAAGAAACCGCCGAAAATAAAATCAGAGAATGAAGATTTCATTGAGGCCGTAGAAAAAGCACTGAAGAAAGTTGACTTTGAATCAGTTAAGAAAGACGCTATATTTTACAGTGTCCTCTCTCCGCGTGGTTCTCTCCTGGTCCCGATCAAAAGAGGCGATAGAATAACATTTAACGTATTCAATGACACACAATTTGCCTATGGCATGGGTTCGAGTTATTCGAGTATAACCACACCTTACAACAGCGTCAAGGTAGGGGATTTGTATTGTCTGGGTGCAAAACTAAAGCACGGAGTATCCGCGTTTTTTACGTGTCCCGGATATGAGCCGCTTTTTGGTGTGGGATTGAATAGGATCCCACAATTGCGGGCCGCCGCTGAAGCATGGAATATGTACATACATGTATTAAAAACTTTATTGGTTCGCTCTCAGGTCATCATTGAGAAGATGGAAGGCGATATTCAAACAGATACAAAGCTTGCCAGTATGCGGGCACAGCTTCAAAGATTATCGCAGACAATGGGAGTTTCGACCCCGATAGCACAGGCAAGAGGCACGACCCTGGACATAATGAATAATAACATAAGCCAGGGAACAACCGAAGTTGCGGGAGCGTTCAGGGATTTTGTCGCATCGGTAACCGGGGTATCTCCTGAATATTTCTTTGGTGGGGGTAACACAAATTACTCACAGGCAGCTTTTCAGATTGCGTCTACAAACGAAAACATTCATGCCCGGTATCAGATAAGCTTAATTGAGCCGCTTATGCGTTTTGCCATAAATACGTTAATTCGGAATGACAAAGATATATCTGGAATGGGTGTCGAGGAAGACGACTTTGAAATCGAATTTGAATCGATATACGAAGCCACAGAGCAAGAGAAAGTCGACCTTATCGCGAAGAAGACAGAAATACTTATTCAGCAAAGAAATTATTCAGAACTTGCGGACGCTTTCAAACAACTTGATTTGCTTGACGAAGACGTAGACATGGATTTTGAGCCTGATCATAACGCAGACGATAACCAACGCGGAATTGAAGGCGACAGCATTGACAATATACTAACAAATCCGATCGGAAATATTGCCATTGAATACGACCCCGAACAATTGAAAATCGGAATTGAGGTTGAAAAGGAACATACCGACAACCCCGAAGTCGCCGAAAAGATCGCGAAGGATCACCTCAAAGAGTCAAAAAATTATTACATTTATCTTGCCGAAATGGAAAAGAAAATGAAAGCGGAGAAAAATAAATGAGTGGCAAACAGGCAAAGCTAAACAGAAAAATAGTAAAGAAAGCATCAGCAAAAATTTACAATAAAGGTGTAAATGATTTAATGAAAATCATGTATGATTGTAATTTGTGGGGTAGGGTTAAAATTGCATTCTCTATAATATTTAAAAAACTATAAGGATAAAGACGATGGATGAGCATTTATTTAAAATCATTGTTGAAAATGCTGTCAATAAGGCAATGGATGAAGAAACAAAGAATAATATTAGGAAAATTCAATCTGATTTAATACGGATAGATAATGGGGAGAGATTCTTTTTCAATATAACGAATTATAAAAATTTAGGTTTAATTAAAGAACGGGACATTATGGGAAAAGATTCTACGGGGAATAAAGTTATAATAAGAACAGAATATTATTTAACGGATAAAGCAAAGCAATATATTAAAGTGGCTGTTTAAAAATAAATGAACGACATATTCGAGAATATCGCTCCATTCTGGAAAAATGCGACAAGGGATTATGCCTCTGCCTTATGGAATAAAAGAGACATAACTCAGGCACAAAAAGCATTTGATAAAAAGGCATTATTATTTTCCCGATCATACAGACTTGCACTTGAAAAGTACTATGCTGGAAAAGGGATGAATGTTTTCAAGGGCACATTAACCGGCAAGGTCAATGAATGGCTTGTGCAACAATCCGCTTTACGTGACACTCTTCCAATCGCAATCGCACAAAGACAAGATCAGATTGTACAGAAAGAAATAGAACGATACAAAAATGATGAATCATACACAGCGCAGCAGATGTTGAATAAGATTTATTCGGCTAAAGAGAACGAGAATGTATACAAGGTATTTTCGTTCAAAGATCATTTTAAAAGCAGATCCGAGCAAATCGGCGATGATAACGCCTACGATTTAGGCACAAAGATCAACGAAGGAATAATCACTCAATTTTCAGATAGATATTATTGGAGAACGCAAAGAGACAGGCGCGTAAGAAGTACACACAGGCAGCTCGCGAATAAATGCTTTCTGTTCAGTGACCCGCCAACGGAAGTATTAAAGAGTGGAAAAAGATATACAGGGAATCCGGGAGCTATCTCGTACGGATGCCGTTGTTTCTCGGAGATTGCCGGGAAAAGAGCAAAACCACTAAGGGGATATATAGTTTACGAGAAGTAAAAAACACTTGTGCTATTTAATAATATTATTTAATATGTAATTATGGAAAATTGGAAAGACATCAATAATTATAAAGATTTTTATCAAATATCAGATTTTGGAAGAGTTAAATCGTTAAGAAGAGAAGTTATTACGAAAAAAGGGGTATATAGATATTTAGAAGAAAAAATTTTGATACCATTAAAAAATCCGAATGGATATCTCAGCATAGAATTATCTAAAAATAATATAAAAGAAAGATTTGCTATACATCGTCTTGTAGCTGAAGCATTTATTACTAATCATGAAAATAAACCAGAAGTAAATCATAAAGATTGTAATAAAAAAAATAATAATGCAGATAATTTAGAATGGTGTACACATTCTGAAAACCAGAAACATGCGTATAAAAATTTTTTAATCGATAGAAGGGGAGAAAAGCATCCTTTAGCTAAATTGACAAATGAAATGGTCCGAATAATCCGTAATAGTATAACAATATCAAATGATGAATTAGCAATTATTTTTAATGTTAATAAAAAAACAATAATACAAGTTATAAAACATGAAACATGGGCAAACATATGAAAAATGAAAAAAGACTTGAAATTTTTAAACGTATTATGTCACATTACATTATGTGGACATTCGGGAAAAAAATAATGGCGAAAGCCTCGAACTTGATCGGAGAACGGATTGAATCAATGAGATTCTCTGTTCCTGCACTTCGTGTAGGCGTTTTGGAATATGGGCCGGGACAATTGCAGACCGGGAATTCAAAACTTGACGGTAAAGCAATCCGGTTATATTATCCTCCCGAAGCCGTATCAGAGAAAGGCTTTATAAAATCACTTGAAACCGCGCCGGTAGTTGTAGGCGGACACGATGCGACAACAAACGAACAGAACAAAAAAATTGATGGCTGGGCGTCGGCCGTAAGATATGACTCAGCGGCTAACGCAGTAATCATTGACGGGGTTGTTAAGGGTAACAAAG